AAGCTGCTCAATCGGCACCGAATCATCAAATGTGGTGGAGAGCTTTGGAGTGGCCTTGTGCAGCGACTCCTGCAGCTCCGCCAGGCTGGCCTCAAGGCGATCCAGCCGGGTGAGCCATATCGATCCAGGCGGGGTAAAAGCTGCGGGCTCGGGCTCTGATTCGGGCTTGCCGGTCCATAACCGCTCCTGCGTGTTGAATTTGCATCCGCAGGCATGACACTGGCAGCGGCGCCGCTTTGCTTCCTGCTTGGGCTGGTAGCGGGATTCAATGACCCGGTGGCCAGTGGCCTTACATTCGGGACAGGGGATCATGGCAACTCCTCCACACCCCAAAGGTTGACTCGGACCCACTCAACCCATGCAGCCATCATTGCCTTTGTTCTGCCTGATGATTCGTCGATCATGTTCTCAATCGGCGATGCTGTAGCTAGAGCCGCTAGGTCATGGCCCGTTTGTTCTTTGAACTGAGCCTGAAAGCTCGGCTGAACTATTGCCCAGGAACAAAGATCAGCAAAGGCGGTGTCTAGAATCATGGCTTGTGCCTCGGTACAGGGGATCATGGCCGGCCTCCCTTGATCCACAGGCTGTGAAACCAGATACCACAAGCGAATGCTTGCAGCAGCATCAGGGCCATGGCGATGGCCTTAAGGTCGTCGGGTGGGTAGAAGGTGCCGGTCATGCTGCTACCCCCAAATCAAACAACGACGCAGACTGGCCCTCTGCCTGCTCCAGGAATCGGGCGGCTTGGCGGGCGTACTCGGGCTTGAGCTCAATGCCGATGTAACGCCTTCCCATCTTGACGGCTTGGTAGCCGGTGCTGCCGATCCCGTTGAACGGGTCGAGCACCAGATCCCTAGGGTTGCTGTAGAGGGTCAGGCATCGCTCAATCACGTCCAGCTGCAGCGGGCAGATGTGCCGCTCATCTCTCTGCCCTTTGGCCATCCGACCGTTCAGCACTTTGGTCTGATTGACCTGCATCCAAACAGGCGACGCCAGCTCCTGCCACATGCCCACGGGCAAATCTTCGGGGTCGTGGGTCACGGGATCGGGATTCTCCTGATCCTTGCGAAAGAAGAGCATGTAATCAGGCATGCCAACCCGGCTGCGCGTGCTGTCCTTTTTGAGCTGCTTGTAGAGCAGGCCCAGTGCTTTCGTGCGCTGCATCTCGATCACGGGGTCTTTCCAGATCGTGCAGCGAGCGTGGTAGACCCATCCGGCGGCCTGATGGGCACGGACGAGATCGCCACCAAAGTCATGCAGACCGATAAATCCATCCTTGCCCTTGCGGGCTGGCAAGTCTGAGCAATGCACGCAGGCAATGCGGCCAGGCTTGAGCACTCGATAAAGAGCTTCCGCGAAATAGGCGTAATGCTCCATAAACTCTTCATGGCTGCCGCAGTTGCCCATGTCGCGCTCAGAGTCTGAGTAAACAAACAGATCAGAGAACGGCGGCGAGAAGATGGCAAGATCAATAATGCCGTCTGGCAGGCCATTCATCACTTCAATGCAATCGGCCAAATAGATGGCCCAGCTGTCGCCTTGGTAGTCGGGTTTCATTTCAGAAAGTCGGGAAGAGTGACGCGGCTTGTGCGTGCGTATGCCTTTTTGATTGATGCTGATTGGTGGCCGTTCATCGCTTCAGCCATGGCACGCTTCATGCGCTGATGGTCCTGGGCCTTGCGTTGGACGTTGTTCCAGATCGATGTTTCCGTGTCGCTGATCACGACGTGGCAGGTGACTGGCTGGGTTTGCCCATAGCGCCAGGCGCGGCGTACTGCCTGGTAGTGCTGCTCATAGCTGTGGCTGACACTGGCGAACACGACCGTGTTGGCGTGCTGCCAGTTGAGGCCTAGGCCAGCCAGCTTGGGCTTGGAAACGATCACGCGACGCCGGCCAAATGTGAAGTCGTCTAATGCGGCGATCTTCTCTTCTGGGTCCATGGATCCATGTACCTCGATCGCGCCGGGGATGGACTGGGCCAGCGCTGATGACTCGCTATTGGTTTCGCACCAGACGATCACAGCGCCGTCGGCGGCGTTGGCGATCTCGGCGGCTTTGGCCACCCGGTCGTTCATGGTGAGCCGCTTTTCCCTGTGGATCGTGGTGGCGCTGCCGTCGGGGATCCTGAACAGCATCCCGTCAGGCACGTCCACGGTGATGTCAGCCGAGACCGTGTGCAGCTCGTAAGTGAGCGGCGGAAGCACGAATCCAGAATCGTCGCCGCCCAGGTCGGATGGCAACGTGGCGGCCCTGGCCCAGCTGGCCACCCAGCCCCAAAAATCGGCCTGAGCATGCCCTTTCAACCGCCAATCCTGGCTGGCGGTGCTGGTGTCGTTGACGAACCACCGACACAGCATCTCCATGCTGCCGAGATGGCCCAGGAACTCGGAGTGATTGCCAAGCTCCATGTGGTCGTTGGGCGCCGGCGTAGCAGTGGCCGCCAGCCGGTACGGGGTTGAGGCGAAGGCATCGCAGAGCAGTCGCTTTGTGGGCCCGGTAAATGCCTTGAGAATGGAGCTTTCATCCAGTACAACGCCGCCGTAGACGCTGGGGTCCAGCTTCGGGAGCCGTTCGTAGTTGGCGATGTTGACGCCTGGCCCGGCCTCTGATTGCTCGCGGATCACGCGGGCTTCGACGCCAATAGCCGCGCACTCGCGCTGCATCTGCCTGGCCACAGCCAGCGGTGTCAGGATCAACGACGGCCGGCCGAGCCGCTGAGCAAATTCAGCAGCGGCGGCAGCTTCAACCCGAGACTTACCTAGGCCGGTGTCCAGGAATGCGGCGGCCCTGCCTTTCTCGCAGACAAATTGCAAGGTGGCCATTTGATGCGGGAAGAGGCTTGGCCATTGATTGGTAGGGGCAAATCCGTGCGAGGTTGCGGCGGTGCCCTTGGAAGCAATGAACTCCCGATAATCGGTAAGAGTTTTCATTGCTCAAACCTCAGACCAATCAACCTGAACCGCCGGGTGCAGCGTCCCCTCAGCAATGGCACAGGCGGCGGTGCCAGGGTCCATGGTGGTGAGGGTCGCGGTAAGGGCAGCCACGAACGCATTCCGGCACTGCTGCTGTGCTGCCGCAGCCCTGGCAGCTGCCTCCCGCAGCTCCGCCTCCATCTCGGCCTGCTGCTTGACGCGAGCCTTTTCCCGAGCGTCTGCCTCCTCAGCCCGACGCTCCGCCTCTTCCTGGGCAAGACGTGCCGCCTCCACCTGAGCCAGTATCTGAGCTTCGCGGGCGGCGATTGCTTCCCTTTCGACGCGTGCCTGCTCTTCGGCCTCCGCAGCACGCTTCTCTGCTTCCAGTTCACGGGCCAGGCGATCGGCCTCCACTGCCTCCTGCTGCAGCCGCGCAATGCGGTCGGCCTCTTCACGGGCTGCCTTCTCGGCGCGTAAAGCCTCCAGCTCCATGCGCTCAGCTTCCTGGGCAGCCAGGGTGTCCTTCAGGGTCTGCAGCCGCTCCAGGGCCTCAGCCCAGCGGTTGGCGCCAGCCTCGCTGAACTCCTCCAGTGTGGTGGGGTCGATCGTGGCCAGCTCTGCCAGGCGGGAGGAAGCGTCAAGGGCGAATTCAACCCCTTCGGTGAGTGCGGCAATGCGATCAAGGACAGCCCGGTGCGCCTCAATGCGGGCCTCCTCCTTGGCCTCAATCGCCTTGATGGCCGTTTCATGGGGCTCGATCAGGCCTTGAACGGCTGCTTCCAGTGTCTTGGCGGTTTCATCAACCGTCTTGCCACGCTGCAAGTGAACCGCTTTAGCGTCCTTCCGGGCTCGTTCAATCTTCCCCTTGAGCTGACGCAGCTCGTAAACCCAGGAGCGGGCCCGCTTTTCGTCCCACTGGTCGTCGTAGTCAAAGACCTTGCCGGGGGCCTTCCCCTCGGCGATGGCGATGTCGCAGGCGATGGCTTCCCATCGGCTGATCGCCTGCGCTTCGGCGGCTGGAACGATGGCGGCCTGGGCGGCGGCAGTGGCCTCCGTGGCGACGGGGGACTCGGCGGGCAGCACCTCTGCGGTGGCAGCGGTGGGTGCTGTGGTGGCGGCCTTGGTGGTTTTGGCCTTGACCTTGGTGGTGGTGGCGGTCATGTGGTGGTGATCGTTTCGGAACGACCTAAGTACGATACCATTTTGAAACCGCAACGGCTTAGGCCAGCGGCAATCCATCACGAAACACCACCATGGCGACCAGCACCAA